TTTGAGTATATAGACCTAACGTCCCAATGCAGTTTGGCTTCATCTAAATCATAAATTGAAGCATCTGCGATAAGTAAATCGTCAATCGTGATGATTTTCTCACCGATCATGCCTTTGTTTCCTTGGCCTGTTATCCAATCGCCTGGACGATGGTAGCGGCTAGAAAAGCGTCCCGTGATTGGGAAGCTGGCTGATTTCCCTGAGGAGATGGTTCTCTTTTGAGTTAAGTCTTTGAAAATTGTCTCTCTATTGAAGACGGTTAGGACTTCTCCAGAAAAGATTTTCAGAAAATTCGCATTCTCTTTTTCATAGTTACCAGCGGCACTATTAGCGTTATATTGAACGCCATTAATACCACCTAACCTAGAGATGCTAGAAAAATCTGGCATCGAAATAATTGATTAAATGTTAAAAACGCTCAAGTATTCCACTGTTGTTATCTCCTCAGAGGCAACACTTCATACATAAGCTAAACTTATATTAGCCTATCTTGGCGCTAGTACATCTGATCTACTAACTTTTTCTTCTACATCTCTGGTATAAGCAGTGTCGTGTAAATAACGTGGGTCATTCATAGCCGCTTCTACTTCCTGAACTGATCTATATACATCAGCAGCGTTAGATGAAATCTTACCGCCCATTAATTCAGGTTCTCTACCTTGCTGCTGTTGCATAGCAAAGTACATTGACTGTAAGGCGTTTCTAGCTCTAGTGTAATCACCGCTATTAACTTCCTTGTTATAGGCTAGTATTTCATCTTGATCTAGATTCTGCTGAGCCCAACCAGCCATGGCATCTAGACCTTCTTCACCCCCTATACTTTCAAGAATTACACTCTCTTCTCTCTCTGAAAGAGGTACTTGTTCTACACCACCTATAACATCACCTGCTTTTACAGGATCATCTGGTGATTCGTATTTAGTATCTTCAGGAACCTCTGCTGCTTTATCTTGGGAATTTTCTCCCATCTTCTTTTGCAGCTCTTGATAAGCCGCAAGTAAATCATCAGCAGTTTTGAACTTACCTCCGATGAGTTCTTCAGTTGGTTCTTGGTTCTCTTTACCCTCAAGAATCGCTTGGTCTTGTTCATTGAATGCTTGCGTTTCCTCAGGAAAAGCTCCTCCAGTAGTGTTGAGTTCCATTGTTAACCAATGCGTAACGTTAGATCTGGATATATTGACACATTTTTCTTAGCTTTGACAGCCTTTATGTACTGTTCATAAGTTTGAGGCTTCTCAGTTTTTAATCTTTCTATTATTATATCTACCTCAGTTTTAGGTTCTTCCTTTACTACAGGTTCTGGTTTCTCAACTTTAAAAGTTGAAGCAGCCTTTGGCTTTTTAAGTCCCGATTGAGTCATTTTCAGCTTTGATAAGTGCAGCTTGTTTAGCTGGATCGTTTTGTGGATCCTGCATTTGCTGCTGTTCTTGCATCATCATAGCTTGTTGTTGCTGTTCTTCCATTAATTGCTCTTCTGATTTGATTAATTTATATATGTCTAGCCCATCTGAAGCTGCCAACCTGAGTATCAATTCTCTATTATTGACAAACCTACTCATTATTTCTGGACCTAAAGTTTGAGCAAGAGTAGTGACAAACTCAATCAACTTAGCTTTATCGTTACCCCTACCAAGGGCATCCAAACCAGTAGTAATACGAGGTCTAACAATATCTTCCCCTGCAGTTTTAGGTAGTGCAGGTAAACTACCCCTACGCTCCATAAGAGCCATCTTACGTTTCACGAGTGGCATCTGTAGTTCCACGCTGAGTATGGAATATATACCACCCAATCCTGATTCCAATTCCTGAGCAACCATTCTGATTTCTTCCGCAGTAACTCGGTCCCGTCCTGCAGCCCCAGCTTGAATAGCACTATTTAATAAGAAAGAGAAACTAAGTCTCTGTTCAATACGAGAAATAGTATTCAGGGCAACCGTAAGGTCAGCCTGCTTATTCATCTGCAATGGTGCTACATCATTAGGATTTCCAGCGACTATTGAGCCGTTTGCAGATTTTGCAAGTACATCTGGCCTTGTAGTACCACTTGGATTACAGAGGAACAAAATTCGAGAGGCCGCTGCGCTTCCTTCAACAATTGCTTTTGAAAGATACTCAAGAGATTTAAGATCGCCTAATAGCTCTTCACAGAAGCTACGTCCATAGGATTCATGGGCCACTCTATACATCCTGAGTGGGATCCAAGGACACTTATCAAGTGGCACATCTCCAGACTCTCCAATCTTTTTACCATAAGCTTCTTGATACCAAGTACACCTAGATTTCTTATAGTCATAAATAACGTAGGTATATAAGAAAACAGTTTTATCAGTAAAACCTCCCTCACTATTCTTAGGTGCTACACCTGTAGGAAGTACTTCAGTATTAACTTCTTCTCTAACAACAATATCTAAAACGTTACCCTCTGGATCTCTGCTTAAACAGAAAGATTTAAGAGGATATACTCTAGTACCATTTTCAGCTACATAGAGTAAAGAATTACCACCAATAATTAGATGTTTAAGAGCTTCAAATAAAGCTGTTCTATCTCCTGATTCTTCTATATCTCTCATCACAGCTCTTTCCATTAAAGAAAGTTGCTGATCTAACTCAGACTGAAGATCTTTATAATTCTCCATCTCCTGCTGGAGCTTCATATCGTCTATTGAAAGACGGAAGAATGCCTGGTTTGGAGGTAATAAAGCTATTAAAAGTTTAGCTGCAAGATTATTTACACCACGGCTACCTAAACCTTGGTAAGTAGTAGCTATTTTTGTATATAAATTTTTACCACTACTCCTGTCGTTATCAGTGATAAGAGTAGGTAATGTATATTTTGAGCACTCTATAGCTCTATCTAAATAAGCAGTCTTTTCAGGTTCAAGAAATTGATACCTTGCTTCTGCTGTACCTTTAACCATAATTACCACCTGCCTCTGAGACTCCACCGAGTCCTGAATCAATACTTAGTTTAGTTCGTAAAGCTTTAGGAGTACCTCTTTTTGTGTACCTCTTAGCTTTTACGTTAGCTCCTGCACGTTGTTGAGCAGCAGTTGCAGCAGCTAGTTGTTGTTTATGTATGGTTAAATTAGAAGCTTGTCTAGCTTGCTCCATACGTTGTTGAGCTAAGGCTTTAGCTTCATCTGCCTGTCTAGCTGACTCTGCAGTAGCTTCTCTAGATTGCTGTATTTGAATATTAAAGCGATTCTGCTGAGCCTCAGCGTCTTTCTGCATTTGTGCTAATTCTTGATTAGCTCTTCTTCTAGCCTCTGCGGTTTGAGCCCGCATAGCTTCAGCCTGCTTTCTAGCAGCCTGTGCAGAAGCATAACCTGAATATGCTGAGGCTGCTGTTAAGCCTATAGCTAACCAAGGGATTGCCATTTAACTGTACTTAGTTTCTTCTTGTAGTCTAAACTGATCTTTCAAATGACGTACAACAGACACCTGACCAGCATTAAACCATATTTGTTTCTCTTCCATATTAATATCTGGAGACTTATCTGGATAGACCTCTTCTAGGTAATCGACAATTTGTTTATCAATGTTGGGGGTCATAAGTTAACCAATAGTTAAACCAGTCTTCTTTTTATCTCTTAATTCTTTAGCACTTTTAGTTGTTGATCCTGGCTTACCTGTACCTCCTACTCCTGGTCCTTTAACAACAGTGAATGATGGAGATGGACCTTTAGGCTGTCTAGCTAAACGCTTCTCCATTAAAGCGTCTTTCGCTTGCTGAGATTTTAATCTAGCTAGTTCATTAGCCTCTGCAGTTTTAGCCTCTGCTTCTTTACCTTTTGCATAAGACTCAGTACGAGCTCCTACTGTTTCAGCCTCTTGACGGCTTAACTCAGCAGCTTTGTAAGCAGCTTCAGATTTTACAGACTGAGCTTCTTGCTCAGCTTTTACTGTATCGTAAGTACTTTGTGCTTCTCCAATCTCTTTAGTTATTCTTTCAGCTTCTGTTTTAAAAGCAGCGTTGGCTCTGTTTGCTTCTGCAGCAGCAGCTCTAGCAGCTTCCTCTGCTCTTCTTTCCTGACGTCCAGATTCACCAAAAGTTATTATATTCCTAAAAAACCTACCAATCCTAAAGTTAAGTACAGTAATAATAAGACTGTCTTCTTCTTTCTCCTCTTCTTTAGGTC